TCCAAGCTTTGATTTTCATAAAGAGATCGATGGCATTCTAAATCTTTCTTAAGAAGAGAACCATCTTGAAAATGCTGCTTAATTATATTAAGAGTAATATCACGTCGTTTTGTATCCTTTCGTAAAATTGCAACTGTCGCTTCTCTAAGAAGAGCTTCATATACAAAAGCAGTATTTCTTTTTTTATTATGCCTTGTCTTCACTTTCTTTCTCCATAACTTCTTGTTTACTTTCTTCGAGCCCCTTTAAAAGAGATCTCACCGAGTCATTAATTTGAAACAGTTTGGTTTCTTCTAAAAGTTCGCCATTATTATAAGTAGATGCATCTTCTTCATAAATACCAACTGATGCTTCACTAACAATTCCTCTACCAAGAGGGCCTAGCCCATCAGCATGTCCTGGATATAGCACTCTAGGTACCGCCGCATATTCTGGGCCGGCAGCAGCCTTGGTGTGGCGCGAGAATGCGCCGGCGCCGCGGCGATCTCCACCGGGGTTTTTCCGAGAACCCTTGGGGTGATATACTTTTCCCTTGGCTCCGGGTGTAAGCCGTGGTACGTTACGTGAACCGGGGGGTACCGCTAATAGTGCGGATTCATCCCCTCCGCCTTCTGGGCCCCCAGCGTCACCGGCCGGCATTTCTTCTGGACCTCCTCCGAGATCGCCGCCGAGATCTCCTCCGAGATCACCGCCAAGATCTCCTCCGAGATCGCCGCCGAGTTCGCCTCCCATGCCACCGCCGGCGCCGCCTGCTGCCGCGGCTTCAGCAACTGCTTGAAGTGCAGCATCGTGCTTGCGATCATAATACATTTCACGCTGATTGCGTATGAACTCTTCATTCGACATGGCGAAAATGTTTTCGGTAACCCAGCGGCGCGAGAAATAGCCTTCAGTGGCTGAACCTGCAATGTCAAACTTCTGCTTCCAATGCTCGATTTCTTGAAGCTCGGAAATGCGCGAAGGATTATTGAGAGATAAGCTAAAGCTTAATAAGTCGTCGCCTCTGAAGCCTAGCGTATAAAGGTGAATAATGGCAATCTTGGTAAGCTCTGCAATAATCACGCGCTGTAAGCGTTGAATGGTGCGGGCAAAGCGAATGTCCTTTTGTGCCAGAGTGGTCTTGTCTTCTTCTCCGCCCTCGCCCATTGTCAGGTACGATTGAGGCACCTTCAATGCCGAGAACAGTTTGTCACGGAGATACTTGATATCATCAATCTCTGTGATGTTAGATGCGCCGGCTAAAGATTCAATAGCGGTTGCAGACCCCGCGCGTACCGGAATGAAGTAGTCTTCCTCGATGCTCATGGGATTATAGCGCAGGTCAACTTTCCCTGTTGCAGGATCTACTACGGAATGTCTTTTAAGATTGGTGACTGTCTTTTGCATGAATTGCTCAACATCTTGTGGAGGAATGCCCCCAACGTCAATCTTGAATACCCGGCGCTCGGATGAGCGGATAACGCGGTATGCCATCATAGCATCTTCCATCAGCGTTAGCTGGCGCCAGATGCGTCGTGAGGCCTCTAAAATTGATGTACCATACGGAGCATACTTGTCATTTCCTAAGATGCGGAAATGGGCAATTTGCCAGTTCTCGAAAGTCATGCCGGCGGAGTTCCACTGATATTGAACGTAGTTGGGATTGGTGGAGTCTTTGCCCTCTAGTCTTTCGATTTCTTGTGGGGGCAATGCGATCACAGATTGAACGCCATACTTTTCATCGACGTCGAGATATAAGAAAAAGTCGCCATACTTGCACATCGTGCGGGCCCAGCCGAAAAGATTATACTGAAGGTTGAGGATGTTGTCAAACATAACTGCTAACACCGCTTCGATTTCTTCGTTGGGGCATTTGATGTTGAGCATGGGACGCAGTTCGGAGAAGGTTGTCATCTCATCTGCATAAATATCCATGCTGGAAGCAATCTCTGGCATGTACTCCATTTGATCAAAATCTACATATCGTTCAGATCTGCGCTGGTTTTGTATGGCGTTTGTCGCAATTGCATCTAAAGGATTATAGAGAGTCTTCTTAAACTGCTGGCCAGAGGCGGACTTAAATCTAGAACCAAATTTGTCTAGATGTTGCCTTCTAATTCGACGGCCCGATTGGGACCGATAGCTTACGATAGGTCCAGAAAAAAGCCTTGTTAAGGCTTTGAATAGGCCGGTGTTGCTATTGACAGGGTTGTTATTGGGGAATGCCATTTATAATCTCACTTAATAATCCATTTATATTGGTCATACAGTTGTTGTGCCTCGGTCATTTGATCCATGATGTTGTCTTTTTTATATCCGTGTTGCCCGCTAATACGGGTATTCATTGTAGTTTTAGTTGTAATGATTGCATCTATAAATGCTTTCTTATAATTTAATTCTCGCGCATTAGATTGAAGTGCAGTATCGCGTACCCAACAAGCAATAGCCAACGCCATGATTAAATCATCATTATAGCTTTTCATCGCTTGCGGTTTGCCGTTTTTCCAAATAAAAGTTTTCATTTCATTAACAGTACGTGAAGAATACACTTTAATTAGTTTGTTTCTGATAAACTCCTCTAGTTTCGCGACTATCAACGGTCGCGTTTTCATAGAGGTCGTAAAGCCTGGGATAGCGTTGCTCTGGTATTCAGCTTGGTGCTGTTCAATATATTCATGCGTAGATTTAATAGAATAATATAAAGTAGGATAACCGTATTCTATGAGTTTGTCAAGTACTGTATAGCCAATATTATTATTTTCTACTACTAACATTGCATTTCCGAACTCTCGTCCCACCTGATTTAACATGTTAGCAAACATATCGGGCGTAGGCTTTCCTTGATATTCTCCAATGATTTCAAGAGTTTCTAATTTTAAAATATGAAATGTCGAAAAATCGGCGCCGTCGCCGCGGGAAACATCGACCACCATGAGATAATTGCAAGTAGGATCAAATTCTTCCCAAATCCAAAAATTACGATCAAACCCTGTACGATATTTGGGCTCTTTTACTGTAGACAATAACCATTCCACGCAGTCAGGATCAATGACAGTTTCACCGGAGGTGTTGAAGTTGCACTGCAGTTCTTGAGCAATCTGACGCTTGGACATATTTTTGGTTTCTTTCTTATACCATGTCTCATCTCGATCAGGATGTACATCCCATTTTAGGGTGGTTAGATTAAAGTTATTTGTGCCTGCTTCTGAGTCTATACAGGTTTTATGAAACCAGTTTCCAACTCCATTAGGTGTTGACAGCGCAATACAGCGCCCTCCTGTGGAGAGTGTGGGATACAAACCTGTCCACAAGTCTTCTAGATTTTCAATATGTGCTGCCTCATCAAGCACCAAAAGTGATAGGGCTTCGGAACGCCCAGCATCGCCAGAGGTAGAAGCCGCTTTAATTGAGGAGCCATTAGATAATTCGAAAGAAGTGCGATTGTCCACGCTGATAGTGGAGATCTTTATCCAATCTGGGAGTTGGCGCATAATGCCTTTAACCTTTTTGACAAGGTTTCCAGCAGTAGCAAATTTGGTGGCCATTACAAGAATGGCTTTGTCGCGATGGAAAAGCATCATCCATACAATATAGCCGGCGGTAATAGTAGAGATACCCAATTGGCGTGCTTTCAAAATGACATTAAAGCGGTAATCATTAAAGTCGTTCAGTAGTTCATCTTGGAAATCATATGTATCAAACAAGATGAGCCCATGTAACGGATGAGAAATCCGTGCATATGTCTTAAGAAAGTAAGCGGGGTCTTTACCGCATTTGAGGATCTCTTGAACTTGCTGCTTCTTGTCTAATTGAAAGCTCATTCATCATCTACGATTTCTATGTGTAATGATTCTTCGAGGTTTTCATTGAACTCATCCGAATAGGTACATTTCGGCAAAGGTGGGACGGCCGCCGGATTCCACGTTCCACCTTGCATCTGGCATTGCAGTTCGGTTTCAGCCTCCATAAGTGTTTCTTCTTTTTTCGTTGCTCTCGCAACTTCTTCCATGATAATCTCTTTGAGTCGTGCAATCGAAATTTTCATTATTCAGTCTCCGAGCCTTTCTTGCGGCTATCGTTATCAGGACGCGTGCCGCCTTTGCCGTTCCAGCCACCTTGATTGAGAAACGTTTCCCAGCTTTTTTCGATAGGGGCTTCGGAACCCGTCTCATTATTCATCTCTTCGTTAAGGCCGCCAATTTTATAAAGCTGCTTAGCAGTCACCCAGCTACGTATACGCGAAGAACTTTCTACACGAATATCAATTTCACCTTCTTCGGCCAGCGTCACAGAGTTGCCTGTAATCGTTTTATATTCCTTCTTGAGCCATCCCGCGATGTCAGCGATGCGCTGTTCGGTATCGCTTTCAAATCCCGAGGAATATACCTCTTTTAATTGAATCTCAGACTGATAACTCAAACACATCATGTCGCCATAAAACTTCACGTTAAAGCCATCCATTACTCGCTGATCAATCAAAGCGTCTCCTTCTTCTCTGCGGAGAATTCCGGGCTTGACCGGTTCGTAATCTTCGCCGAGCGCACCATCATATGAATTTGCGGCGGCTTGAGCAAGTCCTTGTACGATTTCATAAACTGTTGCCATTATTCTTGTCCCTTAGTAAATTGTTTCTGTTGCTGTCGTGTCTTAGTGGCGAGACCAGCGACCTCGGCTTCTCCAACCCCCAACATCTGATTCAAGTTTGCTTGGAGTTGGGCCAAGGCAGTTGGATTTCTTTTAATCTGTTCTATTTTAGACTTAACTTGTGGTAATGCAAAGACTTTGGTCTGTAGAAATCCGATCACGTCTTTCACTGCGGCCAATCCTTGGGCGTCCATTGCGTCATCACCTTCATCAATATTGGTCATAGTTTCCATTTCTTCTAAAATGATCTTCTTAAGAATCGTTTTCGTGATTTTCATTATTTGGTCTCCAGCCTGTATTCCATCTTTCTTCTCTGCCTTCAACATATTTAATATAGCAAGTGTGGCAACAATCAAATTTTAGAAGACAAACATCATCTGCTGCTTTTTTTGCCAGCGAGTGGCACACCAGACAACGTTGTAAAGAATCTCTATTAAATAGTTTCTTTGATACCTTTATACCATTTACATCAATTTTCTCTTCAAAGCTTTCATGTTTAGTTATCTTTTGATAGAGTTCTCGCATTTGTTCGAGATATTCTTTCTCTTTGATCTCGTCCCAATTTGCGCGCGGGTTCTGTACGGCTTCATCTCCATATTTTTTGGCGATAGCTTGTTCGATGGCAGCAATCTTATTCAGATCTTTATCACTCATTGAATAATCTATAGGCTCCATAGGTTGCGGCGACACCGACCGTGGCGCCTCCAACAGCCCACATCCAATTATTGCGTGGAGATTGCTTTAGGAGCGCTCTTTGCAAATGATCGATCTCTTCATCCTTCTGAAAAATTAAGAGACTTGTTTCTTCATGGAGGGCGTTATATTGAATCTCCCAATTACGAAGCTCTAGCTCATAGCTTGCGGCTTCGACTGAAAGTTCATATTCAATTCGCGCTTGGCATGCGAGGTTGGCGGTTGATTGGCGCGCCAAGATTTCCGACAATGCCGGCACATCAAACAGCACCCCTTCAAATGGCGCGCATTGCTGCTCGCCAAGAAATGTAAACTGACCCATGTCTGCTGCTTCAGCAGGGCCGCCCAACATTAATAATAGACTAAGGAACATAATCAAATCCGTACATTAACATTATTGTCTCAGATAGTTCTTCTGGGTCTTCAGAGAATTGTCTTCCGAATTCTTCTCTTCGGCTCTCGATCACTTCTAATAGTTCTTCTTGGCTCTCTTGATAGTCTCGCTCTACTTGCTCTATCGTGTCTTTGTAGATTTCAAGCGATGCTTCCATATCAGCTAATTGCTTTTTGTGGATCTCTTGCAGGCCGGCAAGTTGTGCTTGTAGTGATTGCTCAGATGCCTCATATGCAGCCTGCATCTGTTTATAGTCATAGCGCATTTTGCCCATGACTGTAAGACCAAGCAACACAATTATAACGCCCTTCCAGTTCTTCAGCAAAAACTGGAGGATCATTTGACGCGGTGTCATTTTAATCCCTTCAATCTCTCCACTACATCTACGACACCTTGAGTGCCGATAAAAATGCTGGAAATAATAACCCAGTCGGCGCTGGCTAAATAGCCGCCAAATGCGAGGGCAGATGCAGTCAGCCACACGAGGAGCTTTCTAGATGTAAGCTTCATCAACCAAGTGTCGATGAATCCGCTTTGTTCTTCCATAATCTTTCCTACAGCAACCAGTGAGCAACCAGCAGACCGTCAAGCCAGACAAGACCTAACAGTACCCACCAACTAAGACGGCGGTG